GGGGTTAGCTGTTGCTACCACCCAAGAACCTTCAACTCCTGAAGCCCTGTTCTTTAATGATTGATCCCAAGCTAGTCCTTCATTTAGTAAGAATACCTTCTGACCTTCTAGCTTACCAAAGCCTAAATCTGACCATATTTTAGGTAATCTATGATCAAATCCAAAGATTGAAAACACTCGTGACTTCACGTAATCTTCGATCTTCGGTAGGATGATCGGTTTCCCTGTAACGAGACAAACTTTTGATGACATTGTCGGAATATCTCGTTGAGGTAGACCGTTGTTCCAGAGTGAACCAAGAAAAGAGACAGTATCGAGACCACTGCGATACGTTTCAGTCTTTTCCATGTTAATAGACATGCCAACACCATCGATGATGGAGGCAATAGCTTTAATTGGTAATCGCACCTTAGTTGCTACGACCGAGTCGTCGCCATGCATTAAGAGTGAATTAACTGCCCAGTTAAAACCGCATTTCAATAAGTAGTATCGGGTAAGAACAATGTTGCTTATCGTCCCGACCAAGTTAGTGAAAGCTGACCCACTCGGAAGTCCCTTTCTGCGCGTCACAACTCCTATTAATGGATGATAATTCGATCCATACTTAAATCGTTCACACAAGTAATCGATATAAGCCGCGTGTTCAGGACCAGAATTAACATAAACCATCTTGATAATGCTGAATGCACACGTTATCAAGTCAGGATGAAGAGTCAAATCATACGATTTGAAATCAAAGCAGTGCTTAACTGACTTAGTCAGCAGAGTAACTCGGGCAGACAACTCTGATTGCTTGTGACCTATAATATAAGCAGATGTCTCTGAATTCACAGCCCAGTCAACAATCGGCTGTGAATACATGCTTTCACATCCTACATAGAGTCCAGGTTCGGCATAAACACCACGAATGCTAACTTTACCTGGCTCGCGGACTTGTAGACGCGAGAATATTATAGAAGGATATTGACTAACATCTTTAAGAACAGGCATGTTAACCACTTTCACGCTGGCGATGTAGTGTTTAAGAAATACATCACGTAAAAGACCTTTCTTCTTAAAGTAAGGAAACCCACAGTTCGCAGTCCAGTTAGTTCGTTGCATTAACGAATCAACATCAGACATGGGTTTGAGGTCAGGTACTCCCTCTGGAAAGAGGTCCTTGATAGCAAACCTTTTCGCTGACTTTAATAGTGATGAATTCATTGGAGTAGGCTCCGAATTCAGAGCAACAAATTTCGAGACTGACGCTTTAAGAGCGGTCTGAGACACGCTAGCAATGCTACCTTCAAGATCAGAAAGTCTGCACATTCCATGTGATATTAAAAGATCAGCACACGGCTTGAACACTCGAAACGGTCGAACACTGTTCAATCGTTTATTTACATCATTTGGTACCAGTTTTGCGTAATTCATATGAATTTAGCCTTTTCAAGTGGAACTTCGACACGCCACCGAGCTG